TGAAGGAGAGAGAAAAGGGGTATATTGTGCTAATCATAAATTAGAAGGGATGGTGAATGTGAAAAGCAAAACTTGTATTCATCCAGGATGTAAAATTCAACCCGTTTATAACATGCCAGAAGAATCAACAGCACTTTATTGTCTAAGTCATAAAAAGGAAAAAATGGTGAATGTAAAAGACAAAACTTGTATTCATCCAGGATGTAAGATTCGACCAACTTATAATAATGAAGGGGAGGCAAAAGGATTATATTGCGTAAAGCATAAAATCACTGGAATGATTAATATAACTGACCAAACTTGTATTCATCCAGAATGTAAGATTCGACCGGGTTATAACATGGAAGGTGAAACGAAAGCACTGTATTGTTCGGCTCACAAAAAAGAAAGAATGGTTGATATAAAAAATAAAAGGTGTAAAAGCGATTGGTGTTTCACCCACGTTCATGAAAAATACGATGGATATTGTTTATTTTGCTTTATGAACTTGTTTCCAGATAAACCAGTATCCCGCAATTATAAAACGAAAGAATATGCTGTTGTCGAATTTGTGAAAACCCAATTTTCGGATTATAATTGGATAACTGACAAAATCATATCTGGCGGTTGTTCGAAAAGAAGACCGGATTTGTTGTTAGATTTGGGATATCAACTCATAATTGTGGAAGTAGATGAAAACCAGCACATTGACTATGATTGTAGTTGTGAAAATAAACGTATAATGCAGTTATCGCAAGATGTGGATCATAGACCCATTGTATTTATCCGATTTAATCCAGATGAATATATGAAAGACAACGCAAATATAGGTTCATGTTGGACTCATGATAAAAGAGGTATTTGCGTCGTAAAAAAATCGAAAAAACACGAGTGGACACAAAGATTATGTGAATTGGAAGAACAAATTGCGTATTGGAGCAATTCGGAAAATATCACAAATAAAACAGTCGAAATAATCCAGTTGTTTTATGATGTATAAAAATGTATTGTGTTTTTTCAGTATAACGTAGTATATAATCCGTATAACACGTTATTTTATATTCATTTTTTCATAATTATATTCCTACCACTGTGTAGTATTATTTAAAGACCACCAGGGAATCCAACAAGGTTGAACCCGATGCCCATTCCCGCGCCGCTGCGACTTGAAGCGGCAAAAGCAGGGGCAAAGACGTCAAGCACTGAGAATGTTGCGGCGGCAGTAAGCGCGATGATGACAATTTCCTCAACCTTGAGTGAGTGTTTTGGGATAGCATAAGCCGCTATCCCCACCATTAGACCTTCAATCAAATACTTGATGGCTCTCTTGACGAGTTCTCCGAAATCAAAACCGTTGCTCATTATGTATTATTATATATTATACGAAAATAAAAAAAAATGGAATAGTGATTGGTAAATATATAATAGCAAAAAACACTTAAACAAATTCCCTAAATATTCGTATAACCAAATGACGGCGTTTGAGAGAAAGACACTTCCAAATGGAAAACCGAATCCTAAATATATCGATTTATGTGATGAAGATACTCCCCTTGCAGGACAAAAATTCGCATGTATGTCATTCGTTTCACCTGAAAAAATCTTGAAGAAGCGCGAGACATATTTGTTTGACCAGTTTGTAAAACAATGGGATTTCACAAAGTCGATGGGCAAATATTTTGATTTCCTAAATTTCCTGGCGTACAAATACAACTTGAAAATCGACGATATTAGTGCGGATTTCAACGAATTTGTAAAAGAGGAAGAGACAAAACTCAAAAGCGCTTCAGTAGAAGATGATTACAAAAATTTTATAGATAAAAACGAAGATTCTCTCAACGAAAAATTCAACCGCGAGCATTCTTTCCAAACATCGGTTCGTGGATTAAAAATCCGAGGTGTGTATTCTACCCAAGATGAAGCCGAAATTCGTTGTAAGAAATTGCGCGAATTGGACCCCAATCACGATATCTATGTAGGCCCTGTAGGAATGTGGATTCCCTGGGACCCAGATGCTTACAAGACTGGACGTGTGGAATTTATGGAAGAGGAACTAAACCAACTTCACAAGGAGAAGATGAAGAATGAGGAGCGTGCCAAACAGGAATTTGAGAATCGTGTTAAGGAGACCAAGAAGAAGGCAATCCAGGAAAACATCGAGAAGGCAACCAAATCTGGTAATGTATTGACACAGACCATGGATGACGAAGGCAACTTGGTTGGTGTTCGCGAAAAGATCAATTTCGATGAACGTGAAGAAGCAAATATGGATGTGCGCGAAGAATTATTCAAACAAGCTATTCAAAACGCAAATGCGACGGCCGATAATTTACTACCTCCAGAGGAATCCGTAAATAGCTAGAAATCCTACGAACTACGTTCTTCAGATTTCTTCGCACAAACGAAAAAGAAGAGGCCGTACAGGACGCATAAACATGAAAAAACATACATACCCCTACATCGGGGTAGGGTAGAGTAGATTAGATTCGATTGGTTATATGATTTGTAATCATACATATCACCAATACAAATATGTTTTTTCGGGTTTGGATTTTCGGGTTTGGATTTTCGGGTTTATGGGTATTGTTTCGAATCTCGATAAATCAATAAATTGATTTTGCGTATATCTTTCCAATACTTTTCTTCAACGGAAAAGTCTTCGTGAACATACCATCCATCAACATATTGATTCACGGAATGAATATAGTTGTCGAATGACATTTGGATACGATGACGTTCTATGATAGCTTCTATTTGTTTTTTCGATAGTGAGATTCCTGCCCCCATTTGTTTCGTTTGTATCTGTATATTGTGTGTGTATATCTACTACAATGTAGGTATACAATTTGGTAAATCAATTTTATAAATAGGCCATTTGTGAAGAAATCCGAAGAACGGCGAAACGCCCGTGCCTTTGGAGTTCGTAGGATTTCTAGCTATTTACTGAGTCATCTTGACATAGTAAATTGGAAGGCTGCGCGTTTGGCAAGACGTGGTGGTCCGTTTCGAGCATAAAACAACAATCGGTCAGAATCCAAATAGGTCTGGTTTTGGCAATACAATTTATCAACGGGTATTTCGGGATTGGTAATGGGATGTTCGTGACGAATAATCACTTCCGGAAAATATACCTGTCTACGTAATCGATTTGCTACCGACGTGAATTCCGCATCACAATACAACGATTTGTATCCTGGATAATAAATATACCCGAATCGTTGATAATACGCTGAACCACAAATAACGAGAGTATTCAATACGTTTCGCTGAACACCGTCGTTAAAAAAAAGCACTCCATCTGTGTTGGGAAAAAAACGCGCCATTTGTTCGCAAATGATTTCGTCGTATCCTTGTACTTCAGGAATCATATCATCCGATGCTAAAATGAGAATATCGAATGTGACGGGGTCGGGTATGTCGCGATTGATTGCTGCGATTTTCCCGGCAGGTTCCCCGATACATACACTAACAGAACTATGAATGGTTTCGAATCGGTATATATTGGATATGGTTTCTTCGTCGTCGGTATCGATGGAAACGACAATGTGTATTCGTTCAGGACGAGTAGCAAATGAAATATATTTGGATAAAACCGAGAGTGCTTTTTCTGTACGATATTTTGTTGGATATTTTATTAAAATACGCATATAACTACTACGGTTATTTTTGGTTTTGAAAAAACACGAAAAACATAAACACAAATAAAAGTATTCTTGTTTTTTTGTAAATGACATACACTAAACACCTAATATTCACACAACATTTCTGTATCGTCATACAAATCATCATCGGAACGTTGAAAATGTATCATCCGAACGACACTATTATGTTCGAGCACATCTCCTTCGACCATCTCGTTATCATACATAAAGCGTACATTCATGATTTCAAAGACGTATGATTTATAACGTGTAATCGGAAGGTCTATGATAGTACTATACACCCAACGTTTTGGATTGTGGAGGAACTGGCAACACCATACATCGAGAGTATAGTATCGCGAATCCTCTTTGGAAATCCTAGACATGATTTTACCATTGCGTAGAATAAACCTGCCATCGTATTGTAAAATATGAAAGACTATATCCGTCGGTAGTGTAGCAAAGAGTGTGGTGATTGTGAATTTGTTGTCCATGATATTACGGTGATGTTGTATATTGGATACATCATCACATAAACGATTCAATTTTTGGGTGTTTGCGAAGAAATCCGGAGAACGAAGTTCGCAGGATTTCTAGCTATTTACGGATTCCTCTGGACGTAGTAAATTGTATTGTTCTTTTCGAGAGTATATGCGTATGGTCTCCTATTTTAGGGCGTGTATTTATCTACCATTTGGTTTTTTTCACATTAATTGCCGGGCCACTACTACGTTTTTTCGATTTGCTGGCGTCGTATTCTTCTCCTTCATCGTCGTCGCCCATATTTTTCGAAATTTCCCAGAATTCTTTGGAACCCAAACGGAAATCGGGGCGATTTTCGGCTTTGTACCAGAAAATCTGGTCTTTTAACTGATTCGATTTTGCGTTATTGTTGATGACCAGGCACTCGTAATTCTCCGTGGTCTGGTCCATTACAGCACTAAACGCTTCGAGTGTAGGAAACATACTCGCGTAATTCTCCCAAATTCGCTTACGGTTGGTTAAATATGGTTCTCGCAAGATAAAAACGTAATCTATATTGGTGCGAAGATTTGGGGGTATACCAAGCGGGTACTGCATAGTTATGATTAACATCACCTTCCAGTGTCTACCGTTCATGAAGAGGAGACGCATCATCTTATCGCGAGTCCAAGATTGGTCATACAAGCAATCGTCTAAAATAACAAAAGCGCGTGGGTCGATGGTAGATTTCCGGTAGGTTTCGATTTCTTTATTCACTTGTTTCAGCACAGCACGTTGCCGGCGCAAAATGTTTTCGATTAATACGGTATTGTATTCTTCATGAATAAACAGTTTGGGAACGTGTGCCGCATAAAACCCGTTTCCGGCTTCTGTTCCAGAAATGACTGTTCCGATGGGGACGTCTTGATGATGATATAATAAATCGCGCACTAAATAAGATTTACCGGTATCACGACGTCCAATCATGACAATAACAGGACCCTTGTTTTCGTCAGGTTTAAACGTAATCTCTCGCATATTGAACCGTTTTAATTCCAGATTCATATTCGTGGTTTAGAATAAACATATAAAAAGAAACGCACATCTAAACGCTAAACGCTTATAGTAGCGAAAACGACTTATACGTTAAAACGAAACCAATAATATATTTATCCCTAAATATACATGAGTGCCATTCAACTACATTATAAAAAGGAGATGCCTGTGGATACGGATTATTTAGCAAATGGCTTTTATAACAAAGATGATCCACAAAATGTTATCCGAATAGACAATTCTGGCACAATCACCTATAATCCATTCCGTATTCGTGATATACAAAACTACAATCCGATATATGGTACATTTTTCGAATTAACGGAATCGAATTATCACAAAATAACGCTCAATCAAAAATACGGAATTCGAGAGTCGAGTTTGGTCGATCGAGAAACGGGGGAAATCGTAGACCGACCTATTTTCTTCAAATTTGCGCCATTGTTGGACCCGGTTCGATATATGATTGGCAAATACGATTTACATAACCCGAACTTAAAATTGTTGCCGACTATTTCCAACGCCGAACAATGTTTTCCCAAAATAGCCGATTCGAATAATGTATCGTATATTGATTCGTTTTTTTGTTATTTGGGTTCACAATTGCTACATAAACATAACGTATTTCACGCGACCGACTTTTACGGATCGTATCTCGGAATCCAAGAATTGTTTAAAACCAACGTAACGGATGAAATGGAGTATTTACATTCTTCCGATTTTTTCGAAAAACATTTGAATCAAGCATTTTATGTAGAAAATGAGGCGTTTGTAGATTATATGGATTATGGTTCACGAAAACACCGCAAGAAAATCCAGATTGCCGGCGATTGTGATTCACGCGCATCACATATATCGCTCGGTGCCGAAGAACTGGGCATAGACGAACACGAAAACCAAAACAACAATCAAATACTCTCGAAAACATCCAATGAATTCGAAGAAGTGTACGAAAAAACCGAACGACGCAAATCCTCCAGCCATAGTAGTAGTCAGTCATCAAACACTCAATCGTCGGAATCCAATGAAGAATTGAACTATAGTTCGGAAGAAGAGTACAGCGACGACGAAGACGATACCAAAGATGACGACAACCACAGAGAGTCCGACCACGATGAAGGGGAATACGAGACGGTTTCCAGTGAAGAAACATCTGAAACACAAGAAATCGAGGTGTTTGCGTATATCAAGGATTTCCCAACGCAAATGATTTGTCTAGAAAAATGTGATGGGACTCTCGATGATTTGTTTATGTTGGGCAATTTAGATGAAGACCAAGCGGCGTCGTGTTTGTTCCAGGTGATTATTGCACTGATTGTCTTCCAAAAGGCGTTTCATTTCACACACAACGATTTACATACCAACAATATTATGTATGTGAACACAGATGTGGAATATTTGTATTATTGTTATAAATTCACGTATTATCGTGTGCCAACATATGGACGTATTTTCAAGATTATCGATTTTGGTCGAAGTATATACAAATTCCAAGGCAAAACGTTTTGTAGCGACAGTTTCGCGCCGTGTTGAGACGCATATGCCCAATACAATTGTGAACCCTATATGAATCGAAATAAACCACGTAT